GAATGATATTGTCATTTTTTTTCACGATTAAACTTTCCCCAACCGAACCATCTACCGCCCGGCCCTGTTCTATACAGATTGTATTATGAAAATATACAGAAAGTGATTGCTGAAAAATCCTTGACAATTCAATTTTTATCTGCTATCATTATAGATGAAAGGTATATAAACCTTTCGGCTATTCTTTTTAAGGCGGCGGGGAATAAAAACGCATTAGTGAAGGTGGGGTGCCACCGGCGAGGAGTCGGCCGCCGAACTGCACCGGGTGGATCCGGGGTGCGATTTCTCCGCCGACCGATTATGAAATATTACAGTTTAAGAAAGTGTTTATCTTACAATCGCTATCTAAATATTTTAATAGGTGGCCGAGGAATAGGCAAAACGTATCAGCTAAAAAAATATGTGATCGAACAGTATCTAAAAAGTAAAAAACAATTTGTATGGCTTCGGCGTTACAAAACAGAAATCAAAGAAGCCACGGACGGATTTTTTACAAAACATAAAAATAATTACCCTGACCACAAATTTGAGATCAAAGGAAAAACCGCCTATATAGACGGAGAGCAGGCAGGGCGATTTATCGCCCTGACAAACGCCGATATTCTTAAAGGCTCCGATGATTTTTCATCGGTCACAACAATTGTATATGATGAATTTATAATTGATAATAAATCATCATTCCGGCGCTACCTGCCAAATGAATTAAGAGTGTTCACCGATCTGCAAGAAACAATATTCCGAACCCGCCAAGATGGAAAAGTATTCATGTTGGCAAACGCCTTGTCAATGGTCAATCCGTATTGTTTAGCGTTCGGAATAAAATTTAACTATAGCCCATTATTCAAAAACGATTTAATATATGCAGAAATGCTATCCACAACAAACGAATTATTATACGCAAAAGCCACAACCCCTCAAAACAAATTAGCAACAAAATATCTACCCGAGTATAACGAGTATGCCAACAATGAATTATTTCTAAACGACGACTATTCACAAATCGAACGAAAGCCCAAGGATTCAATTCAACTTTTCAACATTAAAACCAATAACAATATAATATATTTCTTTTTTGCTTCCAGTTCGCAAGCATTATACGCCTGCAATGCAGGCGACCCTAAGACAAATCCATTAACTGCAAACAAAATAGCAGAAAACAACCGACCGCACGCAGGAGCCGAAGTTAAGAAAATAAAGTCCTTTGCAGTGGCGGGGCGACTGTTTTTTGAAAGTTTGCAAATTAAAAGTGAAGTGGAAAAGTTAATATATAATAGGTTATGAAAGGAGTAAATCAAAAATGAGTTTATCGGTTGAACAAATCAAAGAGATTGTTGACCGCGTAGCAAAAGCGGACGATGTAACCGAGATCGGCCCCGATCTTGCAACAATCACGGACACATTTGTTGATTATGCAAGCGAGATTGAACGGTTGACCGCCGACAATGAAAGGCTTGTAGATGACAATAACCGCATTCGCGAGATCAACGGCAACCTTATGATGAAAGTGGGCGAAAAACTCGAGGTTGACAAGTCCGAGGACACCCCGCCCGCCAATGAAGAAAAGACACCCGATGAAGTGATCGAGGAGTTAAAGGAGGAAGACTTTTTCAATGAGTACTAAGAAAATGAGCGAAGCGGCAAAAGCACAAAAAACGCTGAATGCCGTTCGTTCTATGATGAGCGAAGGCGCGCAGAACGATGTTCCGGTTCTTGCGGATGGTGATGATATTAGCAAGTTCGCCAACCCGATTTTGAATTACAAAGCGCACACAAATGAATTTATATCTGTACTGGTAGATAGAATCATGTTTACCGCGGTGGAAGTAAAGCGCTATTCCAACCGACTTGCCCGCCTGAAAAAAGGGCGCCCCTATCCGCTGGGCACCGATATTCAGCAGATCTATGAAAACCCTGTGAACCCCATGGGTTACAACGGCGAGAATCTTTCCGGTATTTTGAAGCTATACAAGGGAGACACCAAGGTGGCCTATTATACCAGAAACCGACAAGATGTGTTCCCGCTGTCTATCAACCGTGAGGAATTGATGGGCGCTTTTGTTTCCTATGAAAGTTTTAACCGTTTCGTATCTGCAAAAATCAACTCTGTTTTCTCCGGCAATGAGATTCGCGAGTTCAATTTGTTTAAACAGTCCATTGTGGACGCCTACGCAAACAATGTTGTTCTTGGCCGGAAAATGTCAATGCCTTCCACGAAAGATGAAGCGGAAGATATGGTAGCTACGATTCGCGAAACTGCCATGAACATGACATTCCCTTCCACCGCCTATAACAACTATATCAATCAGCCCGGCGCAGTCGGTGACCCTGTGGAAACATGGTCGGAAGCTGACCGCATTGTAATTATCATTCGTTCCGACTTAATCAATAAGCTGGGCGTTAAAGTTCTTGCAATGGCCTTTAACATGGCCGAAGCTGATTTCCGGAATAACCTTATTGTTGTCGATTCTTTCGACTATGATAACTACGATTTGGAAAACAGAAAGCGAACCGGAAAAACCTTGTCTGATATTGGTTTTGTGATCTGCGATGAAGCACTGTTCCAGGTGTACGATAATATTCAAACGGCGGCGGAAGACTTTATTGGATCTTCCCTGACCTGGCAGTATTTCTTCCATGTTTGGCAGATTTACGGTATTTGCCCCTTTGCCAATGCCATGGTGTTTGAAGTTCCGAAAGCTGACGGTTTGCAGGATTTGACAATCACCGATTTTCATAATCCAACCGGTGAAAATTTTGTGGAACTGAAAGCGGCGGACGCAACGCAGACGGTTGATTATGCAACGACCCCCGCCGATTACAAGGTGAATGCAATGCACCTTGAATTTGAGCAGGTACTGGAAAGTGCTGCCAAGGATAAAATCACCGCTGAAACATTGGCTGATTATGTGACGATCACCTTTGACCCCACCGCAAAGACAATCACTTTCACCGGCCATTCAACTTCCGACAGCAAAAACACGGCAACCGTTCTTTGCAACATTATTGCCGATGGAGTAGCAACTCCGGTTGTGGTTGTTGTAAATTTTACAGTTTAACAGTCATGTTGGAGTATAAAAAATTCAATCATGACGGAACTCTTGAATTTGATTGCCCTGCCGCCGGTGATTATGGTGTAAACTTTATTGAAACACCTATTGAAACAGAAGCAACCGACACAAGAACAGTTCCGGTTTTTTCCGCCGAAACATACGGAAAGACGGAACAGGTGAATGGCTTGTTACAACTTGTTGATGTGGCGTATGATAATGTTGAAGCAGGCACCTTTGAACCGCTGGGTTATTCGGCGCTTATGCAAATAAGCGCCAATGAGTGGATCAACCGTGGTTTTTATGACTTGAATGTTTCGATCACCGGTGAAAACAATGATCAATTCAATGTTACAGTGAAATCAACCTATTTACATGGCGTTGCTGATTTTCTAAGTTTACCGATGATTTGCACCTATTGTTTATATGTTTACGATAATAAGGCAGATGTTATCGGAAAATATGTTTTCAGCATAAGGGCCACAAGTAAAACATAAAGGAGTAAATACAATGGCAGTAACTCACCCTACAACACGACTGGATTTATTTACAGTACCTTGGGGCAAACCTGATGAATGCCATGCCATTGTTGATTTCCCAACGGCGGCGGCGCAAGTCGCCGCCTTTGATGGTTTGGCGGCAGAGGGTGTTAGTGCAACAAAGTTTAACTATATCAAAAAAGATCAAGCATTCAGGATAGAGGGAAACTTTGCACGTTTTGAAGCCTTTAACTATTGCCGATACCAAAACCGCGATTTTGTAAATCGTCAGGGAAATAAAAAATGGTATTATGCATTCATAGATCGTGTTGAATATATTGCACAAGACATTGCAATGATTTATATTACAACCGATTATTGGCAAACCTACCAATTCAATATCACTTATTACAAATCAATGATTGCCCGCGGCCATGTTAAAGTTAACGAGGACACTGTTGGCCGATGGTTACAACCTGAACCGGTGGGAGCACCTGCCGACTACGAAAAGGAAATTGAAGAATTCACTAAAGGTGATGACTGGTTTCCCGCTTGGCAAATGCTTTCTGTATCAAGGCCACCCGGTGCAGGTGAAACAGATTGGGTTTATGGTGGATATGGCAACGAATCTTCGATGACCGGCCAATATGCGGGTTTTGTTTCGCTGGATGTAGAAATTCAAAAATTGATTGATAAATACGCAGGCGAAACAGATCGGCGGCAGGATATAATTGGATTTAGGTGCGTTCCGTTTTGGGTTAGGAAGTGGTTGCGTGATAATAGGTATCTTACAGATGTAGTTGTTGACGGATATACAATCCCATATTGCTCCGCAAATCTTGTTGCCACACAAGAAATGAGTGCTGATTTGGCCGGAACTACATTAGCTTGCGGATATCCTCCGCGAAACAAAAAAATGCTTACTTCAATGTGCCGCGTTTATGTTGTTTACAATTATAACGGGTTCAGCCAACCGTTACGCCCTGAATTTATTAAGGGAAAAAGTATTAAAATGACTGCGGAAATGCGGCCGATTGGTTCAAACGGTTTTAAGTTAAAGCTGAAAAATTATGCAAAACCTGCGGAAGCTGTTTTTGATGTTCCATATTCTTTTGAAATGCAAATTGGCTACAATGAAAATGGCGGTGTTCAAGGTTCGTTGAACCGTGTTGGGTCAGTATTAAACGCGGCTGGGGCTGTGGCCGGTGGTGCCGCAAGCCTTGGTGCAAACATTGCAAGTGGTAATGTTGCCGGGGCGATCACTTCCGGAGTTGGCGCTGTTAGTTCTATTTTCAGTGCGTCAAGAGAAATTACAAGTGCCTTTAATTCGAAGGTAGCAAGTAAAGGGAATCAAAGCGACACCAATTCTATTTCAAGCGAAAACTGCAAATTTAGATTGGTGGATTGTTCGCCCTTACTTGATGAATGTGGCCCGATTGATGATTTTCTGGACTTGTATGGGTACGCTATAAACGAATGGCACCCTATTTCCAAATGGCAACACACTAGAAAATATTGGAATTATATTCAAACGGTTGATTGTAACCTTAAAGTGAACGCGCCTGCACCGGAAGCCGCTTCAATTCGATCTATGTTCAATTCAGGCGTAACGATTTGGCATTATGTAAATAATAGTTTTGATAGTTTTGGCAATTATTCATTAAATAATAGGGAGGCGTTCTAATGGAAAATCCTGTAAACACAAAACCCTTTGCACTGTATCACAGCCCAGCCACCAATGGAACATTCGCCGGTCAATTCAATTCTATTTTAACTGCGACACAATTAAATCAAATATACCAATGCTACTTTATGAATATTGCCGCAACTGTCTTTGAGTGGGAAAACTTGCCGGAAACGGTGGACGCTGATTTTTTAGAATTTGCATTGATTCAAGACGGCAAGGCCGCTTTCTGCAATGATCGCGACCGCGGTTTTTTAGGTCTGCGGGCGGCAGATCAATCCGTGTTGAATCTGTACGGCTATCCTGTTAAGATTAACGGATATGGCATTAACTTCAATCAGGAGTACAACGCTGATGATTTTGTGATGATAAAGAATAATCCCATGTGGACACCCACCTTATTTTATATCAATTATTTTGTGAATAAGATCGCAAAAACCCAGCAAATTATTGATATAAATGTCAATGCACAGAAAACACCTGTAATTCTAAAAGGCACTGCAAATCAAAAGTTAGCGCTTGCAAATCTTTTTGCAAAGTATGACGGTTCACAGGGATATATTTTCATTGACAAAGACAATGATTTTAACGATTGCTTTGGAAGTGTAAATACCGGGGCACCGTTGGTGGCTAAAGATTTATACACCCTGCTTGAAAGCTACAAAGCGGAGTTTCTTTCATTCCTTGGAGTGAATAATGTGCAAAACGAAAAAGCCGAGCGCCTTATTACCGATGAGGTCAATGCAAATAATCAATTTATTTCAATTAACTTGGAAACAATGTTATACGAACGGAAAAGCGCTTGCAAGCAGATCAATGAACGGTTCGGGCTTGATGTGTCTGTTAAACCGAGGGTTCAAAGTGATATAATCGAAAGAGATAAACCCGTCTTTGATGATGGCGCAAATTCGGACGATGAACCGGAGGAGGGGGACTAATGGCACGGTATACCACAAGTTTGGAAGTTGTTGTAAACAATTTATGCGAGAACAGAAATAACGCTTTGAATATCCGCGTTGAATCTGCGCGAAAGAAAATATTTGATTTTTCGTACCCAACTCCACAGAAAATAGAGGACTTCAAGCGATATTTTGAAACTCTTTTTATTTTTCATTATTTAACAGACGAGTTTGCTTTTGAAACATACAATCTATGGAAAGTAAAATTGCAAGCTAAATCTATGGAGGTTATGCCCGGATATGCAAAAGCCTTTGACGGATTCGCACAAATGACTGCAGATTTGGCCGTTGCAAATCAAAAATTCAACCGCAAAACAGATTCAAACGCAACAGGGAAAAGCAAATCAACCGGTTCATTTTCAAACCAAAACGATTCCAATTCAACAATGCGGGGTGCGGCAAGCGATCTTCCCGGCAACATGATGAAAGCTAAGGACTTCAACTCTATTGAATACGCTGACCGCGCAAACCTTGACACCGCGTCCAATAAGGCCACGGATAAAGGATCAACTACCACCGCCAATGACACCACAACAAAAACAAATCAAGTCGAAACAATTACCGGTTTAACAATGCCCGCCGGGGAAGTGTTCCGGCAATACAAAAATGAAGTAAACGGCTTGTATTCGGAAATGCTTGATGAATATAAGGATCTGTTTATGCCACTATGGTACTAAGGAGGAAAGTTTATGAATTATCCCAAACCCGATGTTGACCCGATCGCGGTACTTCGGCGGTTTTATTGCAACAGAATACTGCCGCAAGTTTATGATGACTCATTATCTTTCGAGGAATTGCTCTATGGCGTTTTGAAAAAGATGAATGAAGTAATTGAAAAAGTAAACAGTTATGATGAATTGATAAACTATGTAATTGATTTACTTGAAAACCTTGATAAACACATTAAGGAAACGGTAACGGAGCAGTTGCAGAAATGGTATGATGACGGAACTTTGAAAGAAATTCTTGCCGTTATCTGTGATCCTTATTTTGACGAATTTCGGAAGGAAATTGCACAGCTGAAAAAGGATTTTGTAACATTTAAGAATCAACCCCATTCAACCTACATTGATTTTGAGCGCTGGCTGTTGGGTTGGACTTATCGCGGCGAAAACCTTGCCAATGCCGAACAGGAAACAGCCCGATACCCGGTGAACCAAGGTGGGGCACGGTATACCATTAACGGCAATCATTATTATGCCTGCGCTTTTGTGCCCCGGGGTCACACTTTGGAGTTGCACCCCACAACGGCGGCGGTTGTTGTATTCAACTATTCAAATGGCGCACAGGTGACACGGCGAGATATTGAGGGTTTAGGTCACGCCAATTCAATTGTTTACAATTCAAAAAGAAATAGTCTTTTTATTGCCACGAGTGAATTGAACGGTGCACCGTCTAAGACTATTTTTGAATTAAACCCTACAACGCTTGCAACAATTCAAAAATATTCTGCTCCCGCCGGATACAATGAAAGCGCTGTATCTTCGGTTGCTTATGACGAAACGAACGATCAAATGTACATTTCCCAAGGACTGAATGTGTATGAGTGGAATCCGGCAACAAACACCGCTTCAAATATGGTGGCGCTTTCAAACCCGGGGTTTGACTATATCATGCAGACAATTAAGGCCAACGCAACCGCCTTTGTAATGCTCACTTATTCGCCTAATACGATTCGCATTTACGATAAGGCGGGCGTTTACATTCGGCAATTCACCATTCCCCAATATTTGGACAATCAACGATTTTGGAGCGGTGAATTTGAGGATTTAACCGTAAATGATAAATTTTATGTCTATGCAAATTCGCAGGGTATTACCGCCGTAAACCCCACGGATTCAATGATTTCTATTTGGCGCGGATCACTGTTGCAGGGTACACCGTCCTCTATTAAACAGACCACAACGCAGGGGCAGGGGGTGGGATATTCCAGCTTTAACAATATTGTTTATGTTGATAAGGACACAGACACCGGCGGAATCTACCACATGAACCGATCCCCTGACGGTACGAAAGGCAATCCATTCAATCAAATTTTTCAGGCAATGGACTTGTTAGCCTGTCCGATTTATCATCAGCAGCTGGAAATCCGTGTAAAAGGTACAACCGGATCATACCGCTGGTTTAATATTGCAAACGGTGGCAATGTTTATATATCCGGGCGATACACTTCCAACGATCCGCCCACTACAAGACCTAAATTGATGGGGTTGGTGATTCACAATTCAAACAGCGTAACCCTGGACAATTTGGAGATTGCAAATTCAAACACCAATGAAGCAAATATGCCCCATACAATCCGCGCGACAAATGTGAATAAGTTACTTTGCAACGATGTTGAATTGATTTATTCTTCCGGCAAAACTGCCTACAACTTGCTTAACACAACCCTGATTCTTTCCGGCAGCGGCTCCGGCAGCCTGAAAGAATGGCCGACTACACCTTGCATTCGATTGCAACGCGGATCACAGCTTTACGGATACGAAAAGCATAATATCGGCGTAAACCTTGAATCCGATAACACGATTATTTGTCAACGGAAAATTTGCGACGCGCAGAACCGGACAACCGGAACGATTAACACCACCTCCGATGGCGGGGTGCAAATTTGGTCGGCTGAAATGGTTTCAAACATTGTTCAGCATTCCAGCCGTATCGGCGTGCGCTATCATTCCAGCGCTTCCGGCGTTGAACGGATCCAATATTTCTACGGCTTCAAATCCGGATCGGCGTTTACAATGTTAGTCACTGAGGGATCAAACACAATCAAGGTTGCGTTTGACGGAAGCAGGATTTTCACTGTGTCGGACGCAAACGGACTTGTGATTGACGGAATTGTATTCGAGGGGTGATTAGAGTCACAGTTGAACAATTAACTATAATTCTGTCGTCTGCGGTCACGCTGGTGGGCACTTCGCTCACCGCGTGGCTTGCAAACTCAAAAACTTTGTACAGAATTAAACAGCTTGAAAAGAAACAAGAACAGTACAACAATTTACAACAACGCGTTGCACTTCAAGAACTGCGCCAGCAGGTAGCAGACCACAGAATACAAGACTTGGAGGAAAAAATAAAATGAAAAATGTTTCAAAAGACACCATTATACGCACAATCGTGACTTTTGTTGCGCTTGTAAATTCCGTTCTAACTATGATCGGAAAAAATCCGCTTCCTTTTTCCGATGATGAAGTATATTTGTTTTTTTCCACACTTTTAACAGTGTTTTCCACAGTGTGGGCATGGTGGAAGAATAATAGCTTCACTTCTGCGGCTATTGCCGGAGATATTGTTAAGAATGAAGCAAAGGAAAGAGGGTACACCGAATGACTTACGAGCAGTTTTACAACTCATGCAAAGGGCGGCTAATTGATTATGACCGCGTGTCCGGCGCTCAATGCGTCGATCTTGCAAAAGTTTACCTAAATTCCTGCTTCGGCATTAAACCCGGAGCGTGGGGAAATGCAGTTGACTATTATACAAACTTTGAAAAAAGAAAACCGCTTGTTGAAAAGTTTGAAAAAATCCAAAACAATCCTACTTTCGTTCCATTAAAGGGTGACATTGTTGTATGGGGAGCAAAAATTGGCCCTTACGGTCATATTGCCGTAGCCACCGGAAACGGAAATACAAAGTGGTTTGAATCGTTCGACCAAAACTGGCCGCGCGGTTCTGCCTGCAAAAAAGTAAAGCATACCTATAAAGGGGTGCTTGGTGTGCTTCGGCCTAAAATGCGCGGTGTTATTTTTGAATATCCCAACCCTAAAATTGGATCGACAATTACATTGACATATGTGCGTGGCGTTTACAAAAGGGCAGGCGCAAACACTGGCCGGAAAAAGATTAAGGATTTGACTTCTGACGGCAAAAAGCATTGTTTGAATCGTGACGATAAAAACAATATTGCATACCTGAAACGCGGCACAAAATGCACTATTCTTGAATTGGTTTACAAAGGTAATAAAAATATTTGGGCGCGGATCCCCTCCGGTTGGATTTGCATTTATGATTATAATATTGCCTGCAAGCGGTACAAATAAAAAGACCCGGGGAGCAATCCCCGGGTTCTTTTATTTTAACTGAAAAATAAAATCCGCACTTCCGATATATTTTGAATTGTAGAAAACAATTCACCATTGCAATAAACACACTTTGTTAAAAGAAATTCATTAAATTTGATTTGAATGTTCGTGCCGACAAATGTGGCCCCGGAAAAAGTTTTTAATTCAAGCACCTTGTACCCTCTATCTGCAAGGATTGCTTGTAACGCTGTTGATACTGCTGGTTGCATTTTTTTTTTTTTTTTTTTTTTTTTTTTTTTTTTTTTTTTTTTTTTTTTTTTTCTTCTCACTTTCTTTAACTTTTTCTTCATAATTTGGTTGTGTGTCAAATATATCCATAAAATTCATTTTTTATACCTCGCAATTACATTTCTTGCCGCGTGCATTGACTTGGCGTTTGCGTTCATTTTGAATGTCAACGCAACAAAATTGTTTTCTTCGTGAACTTCAATTAGATAGCGTATCAAATCCAAACCGTTTGAAAAATAAATAAGTCCTCGCACACCAGTCAAAGTGTTTGGCGCTCTTAGCGTTATTTCTTTTTTACCTTTTAATACCTGATTGATGAATGAAGCAAAGTACCTCTCAAATGGCTTTTTTATTTCTCCTCCCCTGTCAAAGCATTTTTCAGCCCAAGCGAATTGTTGTTTAATTAAAAATCGAATCACTTTTTACACCTCGTTAAAATCATTGATTTGGAACACCGTTTCACCGAATTGTTTAATTTCTCGTAGAATGGCAAAACGGTTGTAATTCAACCGTTCATAAAATTTTGACCCCAAGCGAACAACCCGGTTGAAAGGCTCTTCAAAGTCATCAACCGCCACATCAATCATGTTTTGATCTTCAAATGTCAAATCGGCGTATTTTACAAAGGCGTTTGCACTGCTATCAAAAATAAGAATCGGGGATTCAAGATCAACCCAATAAGCGGTTGCAGCTGCTGTTTGACGATCCCATCTTTTTTGAATATTGTTTCCCATAATTTTTACTCCTTTTAATTAAGTTGTTTCTTTCCTCATTTCTTGTCTTAATTATATCACGAATACCCAAATCTGTAAATAGATTTGGGCAAATTCGCTGAAATAATCGACAGTGTTTATTAAAATCGGGTTCCGCGCTCGCGTATCTTGAATGGTCCCTCAGCTAATTCAACACCACCCTGCACTGTTTTACTTTTCAGAATTCCAAAATATTCCTGTTCCGTGTTGAAATTATCAAATGTAATTTGATTTTTTACTACCTCGTTTTGCCCAAGCCCTGCGGCCTTTACATCAAGATTTCCTTGCTCATCTTCTTCAATGTACAATTTTGCACCGAGAAATTTAGCCCTTGAAAAACTGCTTTCATGGGCCATACAGTTAAATTCTGTGTCACTGATTTTTACACCCTCCGGTGGGTCATCACCTAATAAATGTAAACTATCTGTATCACAATAGCAACACCGATCTACATTTTTTATGAAAGCCGTTTGAATGAATTGACGAGCGTATGAAGTAATAAAGGCGGCCACAGGAACATAAACTGTCTTGGCAGGTCGCGGCGTTTCAACTGTTTGATAGGCAAGAATTCCTTTGCTATTGATATATGGTCGCTTAACAAATTTATCATTGCTGGCACCAAATTTTCCGTATAATGAATTTAGAAACAATTTTGCAATGCTTCTTTTACCTGCGTTTTTGTCAATGGTTGCCTGCATTTTCATTTCTTTAAAGTGGTTTACATAATCAATAAAGATTCCTGATCGCCCTATAAATTTATACCCGCCTATATACTGAATTTCTTTTATATTGTAACACTCGTAAAACATTTCTAAATCTACATTAGTTAAATACAGATTTACCATTAAACAACCGGTGGTTGTTATATATTCGCGAGGATTGAATCGTTTATCATTCTTTATTTGTATTGTTGGAATTTTGCCTTTCTTTAATTCAAACTGTGCGGTTATAAACTGTATATATAATGAGTAAATTGGATCGTCTTTATATTTACCCTCAAAGAATACCGGAGTGCCTATTGGGTATTTGTTGCGCGGATCACTCATTACAGAGGGGTACAAACTGTTTACATCGTACACCCTGCCATGCCCAACCGGTTTGCCTTTGAATTTAGGGTTTACATAGCAATATCCGCCTTTATAGGCACGCTTTAACAAATGATATAAATCATCGTCAAGGTGTGGAAAATATGTTAAAAATTCATAATTTGAATAATAGCTATTTTGTTTATAATAGCGCATAGCGTTTGACGCTATTGTGTTGCGCTCGTGACCCTCAGCCCTGAATTGCTTTATTGCTTTGGCTACAATGATTACATCATTTGTAATATATTCAACCTCTTCCGGGGTCATAGTATAGTTATATCCGCGGAATGTTGCATAATCAATGAAACTTTTTTGCTCTTTTATTCCGAAAGATTGAGCAATCTGCGAAACGCTCATGTTGAATATTTTTAGGGTGTCATATATTTTAACATGTTTTCGTTTGGTGAAGTTTATTCTATAATTATAATGAACGCCAGTTGAACTAATTAAACATTCAACGGTTTTTGCTTTTCTTGCTTTTGGATTGTCATTATATTGCCATTTTGCAACGCCTAACAGATAACTTAATATATATGATCCATCAAATTTTAAGTTATGAAATCCGATCAATGAACCATTCGGAAGCCTTTGAATTGCTAAAAGCCAAGTTTCAATATTATTTCCGTAACGAATATTCAACAAATTATCAACCTCAACAATAGACCACGCCCATACAGACATGACACCGCTGTCAGGGTCTTTCTGTGTTTCAAAATCGGAAATATACTCTTTCATGCTACTTCCCTTTTACTCCATTTATAGCTGTTCGCATTCGGTCGTAGGCTTCCTGGCTCTGTGTCGGATCGTTTGATTCATAGGCCGCCCATAAGGCTTCAACTGATTCCGGCCATGCGCGGGATAATGAATCAATTTGCAATAATGTTAAATGATTAAATTCTTGAACTAAATCCATTAAATCCAAAGCGCGCAGAGCGTTCATTGCATTTTCGCGGAATACTTCCGCCCGCTGTTGATTGAATGATTCAAGGGTTTCCTTTTGATATTCGTACAAATATTGTTTTAATGCTTTCGCAGACTTGAATTCCGTTTTTGCAGGTGTTTCATTTTGAATGAATGATTGAATGCTTCTTTCTTGCTGTTTTTTGATTATTCGCGTGGTTTGCGTTTCGATGGTTTTATATTTTCCTAATGTTATAAATTTTTCTTGCCTAACCGCTTTTCCTGTTTCAACAATTCGGTTTAGCAATTCGTTGTATTCCTCTAAAGTTGTTATTTTTGTAAATTCTTTTTCAGGGTTTAGCAATTTAGGCAATACAACCCCTTCATATTTTCCATGCGCTTTCAGCGCGGCCGCTCTCCTTATTTTATAATTATATCCGCGAATAGCGGCGGCAAATTCTGCTTTTCTTTGTTTAGTATGAATAAATTTTTTCATAGACATTCACCATTAAATGATTATAGCCCGGATAAACCGGGCTATAATTTTGGATTTTAATAAATTTACAGTACGGTAAATTTATAGGTGTGGCCGTTTTTCGTCTTGACCTGACAAGGGACGATTTGCAAAGGTTCGGCAAAATCCGATCCCCAAATTGATCTTACTGCTTTTACACAACTATCAACGCCCAACGCCATAGACATATAGGCGGAGCCATCTTCACACAAGAAGAAATAACGGTTGACCGGCTCGCCCTGATCGTTTACCGCGGGCTGGTCGATGATCTGCACCACAGATAACGTTTTATTTACTGCTTCACTGAAAGGGCTTGCGTTGGTCAGTGCGCGAAAAAGGTTTACTTTACTTTCATGAGTTGTTGCGTTTGCGATGAGTGCGTTTGTTTCCATAGTTGGTTTCTCCTTTTGTTTTAGATTAGTTTGTTTGGTTCAAAGGGTGAGCGCTCATTTCCTTTGATAACTCTATTATACCATAGGCGATATATTTTTGTAAAGATTTTTGAGGGTTCGCTCATTGTATATTTTCATATTACAATCTGTATAGAACAGGGCCGGGCGGTAGATGGTTCGGTTGGGGAAAGTTTAATCGTGAAAAAAAATGACAATATCATTC